GTAATCACAGACTTGGACAGCTTATATGCACGCTGGTTATTTGTAAAGATAAGCTTCCGCCGGAACATCTCCTGGATCTTTCGGGCGGCTGCCGCTTGATTCATTCTGACATAGTACAATTTTAATTTTCTACAAAGTCAACTCCGAAGATGAACGGTTGCAAAGAGTACGAATTTCCATTGTAAATTCTCGACTCGGTTCTGACCTCGAGCTCGCGCGAACTGAACGGTCCTGCGTAAAAGTCCTGGTTGAACTTGAACGTGCCCAACACATTCTCTTTGCAGTGCTGATTGAACCGCTCCACGAAGATGCGTTGCGGGACGCACAGTTCCTTGCCAAACCGCACCTTTTCCGAACACAGGAAGTGCTGCAGCGCGTTCGTGACTGTCGCAATCTGGTTTTGGATTTGCTTGAAGTATCCAGGCAGGATATTCCAGATGTCTTTGTCGCTGTACTTGTGCGCATAGTCCAGGTAGGCCCGGAGACATTTGCACAGAATCGCAGGCAACTCGAGCTCAAGCTTCTCGTCCAGGTGCGGGTCCGCCACGTCCGGTGCAATCTGTCGGCCAAAGTTGACCGTCGCCAAACGACGCAGGATCGACCCGGAGTTGTCCTTCCAGTTTGGCACCTCGTTTCCACCCAGGATCCCCGGTGTTTTCCACTGAATACTGATGGCCGACTCGCACTTGCGTGCCACGGAGACATCCTCACCAGACACGAGCGACTGAAACTCGGCTTGCTCGAGCTGCAAATCACCTTTGATTTCGGGACTAATGAACATGAACCCCTTGTAAATACTCGAGAGGCCAAACTTCTTCTCGATGTTGTTTGACAAGGTCGACACGTCTTCACACTCGTAAAACTTGCGCGCCACCTTGGTAATCAACGTGGACTTGCCAGACTGGGCAATACCCTTGAGGAACGGAATGATTTGCCACCCGTCCATCTCGTTGACGTCATAACACAAACGGCCCATGAACACGTAGAGCCACCGACACACGGACTCGTCGAACCGCTGGTAATCCAGAACCTTTTGGAAGTTTGGTGTTGCGATGTTGTACCAGTCTTCGATGTCGTGACACGGGTCAAAAGGCAAGTCAAAGTACTTGCACGAGACGAGCTCGGGGTCAAGCTCATGAAACTCACGTGACGTGTACTCGCAAAACGTGAAATGCGGTGCACCTGTCTTGAGATCGCGGTTCTCTGGAATCGGGCGGGCATCCAACAGACCGTTTGCAAAGGACCAGACGTGACGATCCTTTTTAATCTCAGAAAACTGAATGTCCTTGCAGTTTGACAAGTGACGAATGACGTCGTGGGCCATGTTCCCACGATTCGTCAGGTTTTTCCACATGTCAATATTGTCCTCCTTTTGGGTCTCATCATACACAAAGTCCTTGATTTCCTTGACAGGCTTCCAAGCACGCGTGTTTCGAATTTCGGTACAACACTGATCCTTGTACCGCCTGTATCCAAGTTCGTAGGCTCTCTGTAAAAGGTAAATGAGCAGAGCCTGATACGGACTTGCGTCCTCTTCGACATTGAAGTCGATGTTGGGGTTCTCAGCCAAAGGCTGTGCAAATACCTTGTGTTCAGTGTCATTATCAATAAACTTTCGAATAACCATCTTGTAGCATTCCTTGAACCGACGGATCCGTCGCTCGAGCGTCATCTTGTGTCCGTTGATGTCTTCCGTCTCGGACTTTGAAAGCTCCAGAAGTTCGGCACGGGCAAGCATGTGACCACATATGGAAACCGTCTTATTTTTCAGGACCTCGAGTCGCTCGCGGTCATCTTTACTCACGTCAACAGGAAATCCATACTCGTCACGATTTGGACTGTCCTGGAGCCATTTATTGGCAAGTCGAGCGTACACCTCCTGACGACTCAAATTGAGAAACAGGTTTTGTTCACAACTGTTGAGTTTCGTATTGAAATCCTCGGGTGTGTTCCACGAGTTGACTTCCTTCTGATACGCACTTTCGTCCGTCTGTTGTTGCGCCTTTTTCTGTTGTGGTGCCATGCTAAAAGTGCGCGAGACTTTTTTAAGCGTCTGTTGGCGGCTGCACAGGGGCGGGCGCCTTGTTCAGAGCAGTTACGATTTTCACGAGAATCTTGTTCTGCATCTCCATGTTTAAAGCAATCTTCTCGGTTGCCTCTTTGATGCTCACAAGAGCCTGGGCAACCGTCTCACCCTCCTCGGTGGCAAGAAGACTGCTGAGAATATCAATACCGTCAAACTCGCCCATCTCCTCGTCCTCATCAAACTCCTCATCTTCCTCGGGCTCGGGCTCGGGAACGTGCTTCGGTGGTGGGCGTGGGGGTCGGCCAGACATTTGTACTTTTTGATCAGAAAATAGACCACGCCTTTGAACGCAAAACTTTTTCCGTACGTATAGTAAAATGCCTGGTGGCGCTCTCATGCAACTTGTGGCCTATGGTGCACAAGACGTGTACCTGACCGGGGACCCCAAGGTGACCTTCTTCCAGACTGCTTACAAGCGCCACACTAATTTTGCTATGGAAACCGTCCAGCAAACCGTTGCAGGTGCCCTGACCCCTGGTGGCCTGACCTCTGTGACCCTGTCTCGTTCAGGCGACCTGGTCGGTGACATGTTTGTGGTCCTGACGCCCACGTCGACAGCGAGTGCGCAACTCACGTCGAACAACGTCAGCTCCGATATGAACTGGGTTGCCGAGCGTGCATTCACGTCCGTCGAGCTGTTCATCGGTGGCCAGTCCATCGACAAGCACTACCAGCTATGGTTCCGCCTGTACTCCGAGGTGTTTTTGAATGACACGAAAAAGCAAAATTACGGAAAGCTTACATCGTGCGCGTCCGTCAACTATTCGGCCGGCTCTTTGATCACGTCACCAAACTACGTGTATCTCCCCCTCATTTTCTGGTTCAATCGCAATCCGGGTCTGTACCTTCCTCTTGTGGCCCTCCAGTACCACGAGGTTCGCATTGACTTTACCATCAGCCCCCAGTACGCCAGTTACTTTGGCACGAACCCCTTTGCCGTGTGGGCCAACTACATGTATCTGGACACCGCGGAGCGCGATGCTTTTGCAAAGAAGCCTCATGAGTACCTGATCGAGCAGGTTCAGTACGTCGCCCCAGACCCAGTCGGTTCGACCAACGAGAACACGCCGAGCGTTATTCGTCTACAGTACAATCACCCAGTGAAGGAGCTCGTGTGGTGCTACCAGAATTCGTCGCCTTCGAGCAATCCCAACTCTCTCTGGAACTTTTCGTCGAGCGTGTCCAACGTGAACGTGACGTGCGACCCCGCCAAGTACGCCGGGTCCTTGGCACCATATTCTCCAGCGCACATCGGATCCCCGGCTCTGTTTGCCCCGGCGCCGTTTTCGACGCCCTTGTACATAAACTCTGGAATTGCAGGAAACCCCACGACGGGTCTCGCCATTGGTCTTCAGGCAAACGTTCTCGCTTCGAACGTCTTCTGGGTCGAGGGTGGTTTGCCAGTCGTGTCAAGCAACGTGGCGTTCGGACAGGAGGTTGGCCCGCTTCACCAGGCGAAGATCATTCTAAACGGCACGGACCGTTTCACGCCTCAGTTTGGCAAGTACTTTAACCAATATCAGGCGTATCAATACCACTCGGGCGTTCCGTATCCGGGCATCTACGTGTACTCGTTCGCTCTCAAGCCCGAGGAACTTCAGCCAAGCGGTGTGTGCAACTTTAGCCGCATCGACCTCGCACAAATTGCCGTGAACTTGAAGACGGGCATGCCATCACTGAACCAACGTATGTTCGCCGTAAATTATAACATATTGCGTGTTCAATCGGGTCTTGGCGGTCTTGCGTTCGCGAATTAAACGTAAATTTCGAGTCAAAATTTTTTTCTTGGGGACTAGTACCAAGCGATCATGGCCGGTGGATTAATGCAGCTCGTTGCCTACGGTGCTCAGGATGTGTATCTGACGGGTCAGCCCAAGGTGACCTTCTTCCAGGCGGTGTACAAGCGTCACACCAACTTTGCGATGGAGGCCATCCAGCAGACTGTGAACGGCTCTCCCTCTAACAGCGGCCGCGTGTCTGTGACCATTGCCCGCAACGGCGACCTGGTCGGTGACATGTGGGTCCGCATGCAGCCGACG